CACGTGGGGGCGCTATGGATGTGGACCGGGATTTGTCCGTCGATGCAACGGGTGGCGTTGCTGGTGCGGTCCCTGCTGGTAAACGTCATCCCTTGGCGTCGGCGCCGGAGAGCCGACTGACGAGCCTTTGCCGGCTCGGATCTTCCGCGAAATAGACATAGACGAGCGCCAAGCCGCCGGCGTCCTCAACAACGAAGGACTCGGCGGCTGTGCGGAGGTGCAGGGCGTAGCCGAGCTGGCGCATGCTCGACCAGGGTGGCGTTTTTCGAGAATTTGTCCTGCAGGCGCGCCAAGAGCGCTCGAAGTTGGGTGGCTCGCCAGGTCGATCTCAAACTATCGAAGCGAAGATGTGGGCTGGTAAGATGTTCGAAGGCTTGGGCAAACCGTTCCCCGCAGAACTCGCAGACAAGGCGAACGTACAATAATTACTCTCGCCCCCAGCTTTCAGTGACCATGCAAATACGAGAAGCGGGCGGCCTTATGTCGCCTGCTAACGTTGGAATAGCAGCACGCCGTCCCGCGCTACTCCGCCTCCGACACGCTCTGGCCCGGCATCTTCGTTGAACCACTCAAGGTGTACCGGCGAAGAAAGGTGCAGGTCTGGCTTTCGCCGGAATGCATCAATGAAGTCGAACCAGTCGAAAAATTCCATTACGACGGCTAAGGCGATGTCACTGTGAGGCCTATGATCGCTTCGGGCTCGGCTGCCATAAAGGTAGACCTCCTGTATCTCAGGGTGGCGATACGCCCACTCGACGATTGCCTTCCGTTCTCCTCGGAAAGGCCTCTCGGGTCTTCAATCGTGGTGCTATCCAACTGATTTTCTCAAAGTTGCACTTAAGCGTGCCAAACCGTGCCAAATCACAGGGCAAAATCACTTAAGTACTGGTGCCGGTTGCAGGATTCAAACCCGCGACCTACTGATTACAAATCATTTTCAAGATAGTTATAAATCAGTGTGTTAGATCAAAAAATTCTGTCTACACGCTCACGGAAAACCAATGGAACATAACGAGATTGTCTACATGATTCTGGGCCTAACGGGCTAGTTTGTCTCTTCGGGCTCGGTGTCCGATAGTAGTTTCGACATTCCGCAAGTCGTTTCGCTACCCGTAGGGATTTTCCCATGACTCTCGAAACAGGTGAGACGAATCAAGTAAAAAGCGAAAATGCGATCTTAGAGATTGTCACAAAGACGGTCGGGCTATCGTCTACGTTAGTGCTTTCGATTGCGCTTTCAACAGATCTAGGAACTTTTTATGGTATCGACGTCTCATATTTCACTTTTTTTACGCTAACTGAGCATGTATTATTTACAATAGAGTTCATTCCTATAGCATTTGTATATGCATTTTGTATCGTAGCATGGGCATTACTTTCAAAGATTTACATGCACGAAAGTAGAAGTGCTATCATAACGCTTTTAGGTTCGTATATGATAATCGTTGGCTCGATTTTTCTGGTAGCGTTGGTGCGCAATATAGCAGGTTTTGGACTAGATACACTTATGATGGTATCAATTGCAGTTGGTATTCCCGTTTCCGTAGTCGTAATTTTGAGAATGATCGATAAAAGTTCGTTACATGATGCTTCTAAATCCAAGAGGCGTTCAGCAACATTGGTTATATGCGCTTATGCTCTCGCGCTGCTCGCATCATTTTTTTTAGGAGTGCTTTTAGGTAAAAGGCTTACGTCTCCGCAAGGAGAGGGACACCTCAAAATACATAATATTGTTACAAGAGAGTTCGGAGACATTTCCGGGCGTGTAATTAGGTCTGGAGGTAGCGGCATCCTGTTGTTTGACACGGATCATCGAGAAATCGTTTTTATAAAATGGGATAGCATACAGAAGGTTATTTCACCTGAAAAAAAAATCAACTGAAGCCATTGCTATATTATGCATAAGTGTTAATATATAGATATTAGATAAAAAGTTGTATCAGGTAAGCGTTTGTCAGATTCATTCAAAGCTAGGGTGAAAAGCGTCGAGATCAAAAGTCTCGACGCTAATCCCTGCGTAACGGCGCTCTGATGCAAGTCAGAGCAGGCGGCACCTTCAGCCAATCCGCAGTAATCCAAATGCCATCTGGCACATGGACCGCCGCGCTTATCGCAAAAACTGACACTGGCGATGCTTTCAATTTCGACACAGCGTTTCAGCTAGTCGGACCAAACGCCGACGATCCCGATAAATTCGATTGGGCGCTAGTTCTTTCTGCGCCATCGACGCGCACGGCGACATGGAACACGGTCGGCGGGAAGACAAAGAACCTTTCAGCACTTATTCGATTCACAGATAATTCTCCGGAGCCTGTCGTTATTTTTACGGATAGCTTCGAAATTAACATTCTCGGACAGCCGTAACCATGAATTTTGTTAGGCTGGAATTTGACGGCCAAGTTCAATTTCTAGAGTTCAAGAACGATCTTGAACGCCCGGCTGTGAATTTCGAGGCGGGCGAATGAGCGGCCTTAAATATAAAATTCTCGACGCGCTCGGCCTGCAAACTAAGGCTTTGGACGCGACAACCTTCCCCTTCGATTTGCTTGGGTTGCCCGTCCTGTCCGGCGTGAGCGTCACGCCTCAGAGCGCGCTTTCCGTTCCCTCAGTCTCAGCGGCGGTTGCGCTCATTTCCAGCGCCATCGGCACCTTGCCGCTGGAAATCTTCCGCGAGGAAAACGGCGGCAAAATCAGCGCGACCGAACATCCCGCCTATGAGCTTGTTTTTTCACAGGCGAACGAATGGACAAGCTCAAGCGATTTTCGCCGCCAATTGGCGACCGACGCGTTGCTTTATGGTGATGGTTTCGCCGTAGCAACCCGACTCCAAAGCGGCGAGGTCTATGAACTAATCCGGCTTCAACCCGGTTCCGTGACCGTCCTCTATGATTCGGTCACGGGCGAGCCGGTCTATAAGCATCAGCCGCAGAGCGGCGGCGCTTCAACGCTAGATGGTCGCGCACAAGTCAGCGCCGTCTCGCACGACCCAGAGCGCACCTATTCATGGCGTGACGTTATTCACGTCACGTCGCCGATTAGCGTGAACGGCATCACCGGCGTCTCGCCAGTTCAGGCTGCGCGCGAAGCCATCGGCCTCGCGCTCGTTATGGAGCAATACGCGGCTCGCCTCTTTGGCAACGGCGCGCGACCCGGCGGCGCTCTTAAAGTCCCGCCGAACATTCCCCCAAAGCATCGTGACGAAATACTCGCGCGGATGCACGCGTCATGGGTCGCGGCGCACGCTGGCAGCAATTCCGGCGGGACTGCAATTCTTGAAGAGGGCACGGAATTTCAGCAACTCGCCCTGTCGTCCGTTGATGCTCAATTCTTGGAATTGCGGAGCTTCGCTGTAACGGAAATCGCCCGCGCCTTTGGCGTTTCGCCCGTCATGATCGGCGACGCATCGCGTGCGACTTGGAGCAACGCCGAGCAATACAATCTGCAATTTCTGACATACACGCTCGCCCCGTGGCTCCGGAACTTCGAAGGGGCTTACCGCCGCGTCATGATCCCTTACGAGCAACGTAAAGAGGGATACAGCGTCGAGTTCGACGCGTCCGATCTTCTCAGGGGCGACGCAACGACGCGCGGCGAATACATTGCGAAGATGAGAACGGCCGGCGTCATGTCCGCTAATGAAGCGCGCGCGATCGAACAGCTTCCCCGTCACAAGGACGGCGACACGCTTGAATCTCCGCACGTTCAATCGCCGGGCAAGAGCGGCGACGCGCCGCAGAAAGAAGCTGCTTAATGAGCACGACGCATCGCGCATTTTTTGGCGACCGCGAAAGAGAGTTTCGCCTTACGCCGACATTCGTCACAGAGCTTGAACGCCTTACCGGCGTCGGTATCGGCGCTCTCTTTGATCGGCTTGTTCGGACGCGCCAGTTCTATCGCGCCGACATGATTGAAACTATTCGGCTTGGACTCATTGGTGGCGGCGCTACGCCAAAAGACGCAGCGACGCTAGTCAAAGTCTACGCGGACGACGTTCCCCTTATGCAAATTTATCCGCTCGCAGTCGATATCATGTCCGCAACTTGGTTTGGCGTCGATGTGAAAAGTCAGTTTGCGGATTTGGACAACGGCGAGGTTGCGCAGAGTGTCTAACCGTATCGAGATAAAGGCCAACATTTCTGTTTCAGACGAAGGTGAAATTACGGGTATTGCGTGGCCCTTCAACTCACCGGACCGCGTCGGCGACATTATCGAGCGCAAGGCATTCGCTAACGCTAGGACGCCGCTCCCGCTCTTATTCGCGCATGATCCTTCGCAGCCTCTTGGCGTTTGGAACGAGATTCAGACGACCGGCGCTGGCCTCACGCTTAAGGGCCGCTTGCTTGTCGACTCAGTAGAGCGCGCCCGTGAGGTTCGCGCGCTAGTGCAAGCCGGCGCAGTGACAGGTCTCAGTATCGGCTTTCGCACAAAGAGCGCAACACCTCGCCGCAACGGCGGTCGCGTGATTAGCGCACTCGAATTGCTCGAATGCTCTTTGGTGACGATTCCAAGCCATCCCGGCGCGCGGGTTACTAGCGCGAAATCCGCTACGGCGACATTGAAAATCGTCGAAGCAATCCAACGAGCCGCGTCGGCTCACAAACTTAGAAAGTAAGGTTTATTGAAAATGGTTGCGAATGTGAATGCGGCGGTTACGCCGGAAATTGAACTGAAAAGCGGCGACGAAAACGACACCGTCGATATTGTGACGAAGGCGCTGGACGATCTGAGCGCCAGCGTTGACGAGCGATTGAAGGAAATCGAAAAGAAGTTCGATAACGACAATCACGCCAACGACAACGAAAAGAAGCTCGCCGACCGGCTTGAACGAATCGAAGCTCGCCTGTCGCGTCCCGGATCGCCCGCTCTTATCACGCATCGTGACGACGGCGGTAAAACCGAGACGAAGGCTTTCGTCGATTATCTGCGCAAAGGCCAGATTGACACAAAGGCGCTTTCGGTTGCGAGCAACGGCGGCGTTCTTGTCCCGGAAGTCCTACTTAACGAGATTCAGAAGAACCTTGTCGAGCTTTCCCCGATCCGCTCGATTGCGCGCATCACGTCTATCGGCGGTGAGAAGGTCTCGCTTCCGAAGCGCAGCGCCGGCTCACAGGGCGCTTGGGTGTCGGAAGTCGCCAATCGTCCGGAAACGTCCAGCACCTACGCGACGCCGCAGGACATCGAGGCGTATGAATATGCCGGCTATGTCGAGGCGTCGCTTAAGGTTCTCGAAGATTCAATGTTCGATCTTCAGAGCGAGATCGCGCGCGACATCGCCGAAGACATTGCGAAGGCCGAAGGCGCTGCTTTCGTTGTCGGCGACGGTTCGGGCA